AAAAGCTTGGATAGGACATTCTAAACATAGAATGTTCAGACACCACAGTGAAGGTATATTTGAGATGGAGAGCATCTTTGGAGTAAGCTTTGTAAATAGTGATAACAGAGTTGTATACACAAGATATATTGGTGAGCAACATGTTAAAGAAGATTGCAATGGTTATATTCCAAGTGCTAAAGAGTGGGTTGATAATATAAATACACCTACAGAGTGGATGATTAAAACTTTAAAGATTGAGGACTGATGGAAGAAGAAAAAGTATTTACCCTTAAAGAATATCTACAAGTTATAGATAATGCATATGCTACAGGTAAAGCAAAAGTATCTGTAGAAGAAAAAGAAGAGATGATTAATCATATAAAAACATCTGCAAAAAATTGGGCAAAAATAGTTAGCAATAAAATTGAAGACTGATGATTTTAACAAAAGATGAAGTAAGGAATCTGATTGGAATGCTAAGATCTCCAGACAAAGACAATAGACTTGTAGCTTTTAAGATAATAGAAGATCTAAATCTTAAAGAATATGTTGGAGAGATAATGGTAATGTATAAATATGGTGAGTATAACTTGAGTAGTTGGGAACAAGACTGTAAACCTGCACATGAGTTTATAGTAGAGAGAATTGAGAAGTTCAATGGATATTGGGAAAGTAAATTAATCTCCGGAGAAATACTTGCACTAATGACAGCAAATAAATCTAGTAAACAATCAATAGAATTATTCTTAGAATATTTTATTAGAGACATGACTAAGATATTAGATGCTATGGGATATCCCACGGATAAATTTGAGTTAGATATAAAACTAAAAGAAGATGGACAAACAACAAAGTCTTAGTAAAATTAGTAAAGAGTTGATGTTGAAAGAGCCCTATTATGGGTTCTTTCTCATTATGCTCAACAAAGTATGGAGAAAAGATCTTCCTACTGCAGGTGTTAGTAAGAATGGTATCAACTTTCAGTTGGCTATCAATGAAGAATTCTGGACAGGCCTCAGTGAGATGCATCAAATGGGATTACTAAAGCATGAATTACTTCATATAGCTTTTGGTCATCTGACAAGTTTTAAGTCTTTTAAGAATCATAGACTTGCAAACATAGCAATGGACATGGAAATCAACCAGTATATAGATAAAGACTGGTTGCCCAAGGGTGGAATAGATATAGATGACTATGAAGATTTAAATCTTGATAGGAAAGCTGGTTGTAGATATTACTATGACAAGCTGAATCAGTTTCAAGAAGAGAAGGATAAGAATGGTAGTTGTGGTAATGAGGATATGGATAAGTTACTTGATCAAGTAGCTAATGGAGAAGGACCAGACCACAGCACATGGGGAGAGTTTGAAGATCTTAGTGAAGCTGAGCAAAAGTTAATAGAGAAACAATTACAGAAAGTTTTATCTGATGCTAAAGAACAGACTGTTAAGAAGCGCGGGAATATTCCAGGTGAGATAGAAGGAGTAATTATTGTTGAGCAAATAGTACCACCTAAGTTTGATTGGCGTGGATATATTAGAAGATTTACTGGAGTTAGTACAAAAGTATTTACTAAGAAAATCCGCAGAAAAGAAAACAGAAGGTATGAAGAGAATCCAGGTCTGAAGATTAAAATGAGACAACACATGCTGTTGGCTATTGATACTTCAGGTTCTGTGAGTAATAATGAGCTACAAGAATTCATGGGTGAGATTCACCATATTTACAAAGCAGGTGTAGATGTAACTATAATGCAGTGTGATACTAGCATTAGGTCTATTGAAGCCTACAAAGGTAAGAATGAAATAAATGTAGTAGGAAGAGGAGGAACAGAGTTTGATCCTGTCTTGGATTATTATAATGCTAACCAAAAGAAATATACTAGCCTGGTGTATTTTACTGACGGAGAGTGTTATACATCTGTAAAGCCAAAAGGACGTATCCTGTGGGTTTTGTCAGAAAGATCACATATGAATGAAAGTCTTCCGGGACATGTTATTAAACTTGAACTTTAATTCCAATTTTATTACTGGATTACATTTTTTATAAGTATATTTGTTAATGCAACTATTAGAAAAAAAAGAAAATATACACAAAGTATCTGGTGTATATTTAATTGAATGTAACTCACATAAATATGTGGGCAGTAGCAATAATATACATGCTAGATATAAACAACATTTAAATACTCTAAAAAGAGGTTCACATTATAATACATTCCTACAAAGATTGTATTGTAAGTATAGTAGTTGTATGACTTTTAAATTAATAGAAGCATGCGATAATTATATTGAGAGAGAACATTTCTATATAGAAACTTTACAATGTGACATAAATGTTGAGATAAATCCAGTTACTAGAATTAAGAGTGAGTCAACTAAAGAAAAGTTAAGAATGGCTAACAAGAATAAAAGGCTTGGGAGTGATAACCATGTTTCAGTAAAAGTATTTCAATATACTTTGGAAGGAGAATATGTAAATGAATACGTAAGTATCAGAGAAGCCGCAGTTTCAGTTAATGGAAATGAACAGTCTATTGGAGATGCTGCTAAAGGTAATTCAAAAACTTCATCAGGATTTCAGTGGAGAAGAGAAAAGTTTGATAGAATACCTTGTGTTTCAAAGAGAGATAGAAAACCCTATTCCATTAAGAAAATTAGTATTTCAGATGGTAATAAAGTAGTTATAGTTTCAAGCATTAAAGAAGCAGCTCAATTATTGGGAGCTAATGAAAGTGCAGTAAGGAAAGCTATTACACATGGGTTTAAATGTAAAAAACACGTAATTAAATTAGAATTATAAAAAGAAAAATTATGAACACAGTACAATTAAACGTAGAAGAGTTAAAAGGATTTATCCGCCATATGGTTGCAAATAACCAGTATATCCAAAGCCAAGGAAAAGTTCCAGTGGCAATTAATATTGAAGGTGATGCCGGTCTTGGTAAGACTTCAGCTATCATGCAGTTAGGTAAAGAACTTGACATGGATGTAGTAAAGCTTAATTTATCTCAGATAGAAGAATTAGGTGACTTAGTTGGTTTTCCTGTTAAAGAATTCTTGGTAAGAAATCAAGAAGGTAAAGAGCGTTGGATAAATGAAGCTCAGATTCAAGGAGCTCTTAATGCTAAGTTTACTGTTGTAGATAAGAGAATGGCTCATGCTGCTCCAGAGTGGATTCAAGGTAAAGGTGAGGGTGGCTTCTTGGTATTGGATGATTATACCAGAGCTGACCACAGATTTATGCAAGCTACTATGGAGATTCTAGATAGACAAGAATATGTTTCTTGGAAGCTACCTAAGAACTGGCATGTAATCTTAACCACTAATCCAGACAATGGTGACTATAATGTTACTTCTTTGGATGTTGCTCAGAAGACCAGATTTATTTCTGTAGAGATGAAGTATGATGTTAATGTGTGGGGTAAATGGGCTGAGACAGCAGGAATAGATGGCAGATGTATTAACTTTATGTTGATGCACCCAGAGCTTGTAACTCAAAGAGTTAATCCAAGAGCTATTACTACGTTCTTTAATGCTATTAGTTCTATTCCAAAGTTTGAAGATGATCTTCCACTAATCCAAATGATTGGTGAAGGTTCTGTTGGTAATGACTTTAGTTCTATGTTTACTATGTTTATTAACAATAAACTAGATAAGATTATCTCTCCGGATGATATTCTTAACAAGGATGAAGCATATGTAATGGGAGCTTTGACAAGTGCAGTTGGTAAAGATGATGATTTCAGAGCAGATATTTCAAGTGTAATTGCAACCAGATTGGTAAACTATTCACTTGTTATGGCTGAGAAAGGTTCTGTTGCTGCACCTATTATTGATAGATTAGCTAAGCTTACTACAGACTGTGAAGCATTTACAAATGACTTGAGATATTATATGATCAAAGAGATTGTAAATGGAAACAAGGTAAAGTTTGCTAAACTCATGCAGAATACTAATGTGGTGAAGATGGCTATCAGCTAAAACAGTGATAGAACATTTACCCCTTTAATCAAACATCAAACAAATTAATAACTAAGATGGGGGAAGGTAATGCTTCCCCTAATCTTTATAAGACAAGTATGGAAAAATACGTTCATATAGAATTACATGGTGATAATGACCATAGTCATATTAGTGGATTCAATGTAAAAATTATAGAAGGATTAGGAACAGATGTTCCGGATTTTGTAAATTCAAAAGGATATGTTCCTAAACAAGGAGACATGATATATTTATTACCTGGCGTAAACATTCCCCGGGTAAAACTAAAAGATTTAGCCTTAAATCTTGGTATTAGAGTTGTCAGAGATCCAGAGAAAGCCAATATTATATTCAGTGGTAAGAGCAGTATGGGCAAGATGACAGGTTCTAATTGGTATTATATTGCAGATGCAGAACTTATTCTTAATCATGTCAAAGAAATTTGTGATGACGGGTATTATATTGAAAAATTAGAAACAGCTATTGCTGCATCAGGTGCTACTAAAATTTGTGCAGATTGGTCAGACATGAGAGGTTGTTTAGCAAAGGATCATGGTCACTTTAACAGTGGTTATATATATGCTGTTGATGAAGACCATGCAGATGTATATAATGCAATACAAGGTAAACCAATTTATAATGAGACAGAGTTAATTACTAATATCAATGGTGATGACTCTACTATAATAGATGAAGAGGTTTTTCAGCAATTGAAAAATATGTTTGAGAGCTCAGACAGTGACAATCATATTTTAGCTATGGAGATTATGGCAAACTCTCATTATGAAAGAAGTGTTCTTTATTTGCAAATGCTATTGAGTGATTATTCTTATCAGATAAGCAACTCTCATACTAAGAATCATGTGAACTTTAAATCAATGCTTAGTTATTTTAATTGGATTCCAAGAAATATTGGTAACAGAAATGCAGAGAAGATTATTGATGTCATTGATGAGAAAGGTTTACTTACTGTAGATATGATCAAGAGATTGTATAAAGAGTATACTCATTCTATTCATGGGAATATTAATTATAGTGATGTATTTGAGGCTAAAGAAATTACTATCAAACAAGAGTATCTTGATAAGCTTAATCTATCTTCTCTAAATTTAATTAATCCTGAACCAGAAGAAAATCTTGAGGTCACAGATCCAGTGGATGAAATAGTAACAGATGAACTTATAGAAAATGTATTTACTAGACTTCATAGAAAAGATCTTAAGGCAGAACTGGCAATGGAAGAAGAACTTATCCAGGAAGAAGAAGCTAAAGTAGAAGAATCTAATAACAATCAAATAGAAGAAAGTAATGGCGGGAATGACCTTGACTGGTTCTGAGGAACTAGAGAAGTTTTATAAAGAGAAGTTTTATTTCAGCTATAGTAGTCTGAGTAAACTTCTTTATTCTCCCGTGGCATTCTATAATCATTATGTGCTCAAGAAGAAAGAAGACATTGTGGGACCCCATCTGGTAGCAGGTAGGGTTCTGCACTGTCTCTTATTTGAAGAGGATAAGTATGATGATTATTTTACAAGCCTCCCGGGAAAACAACCAACTGATAGTCAGAAAAAAATTATTGATAATATTTTCAAGATACACTTGTCAGTAGAAAATAATACATTATCTTTGGAAGACTATTCAGCAGATATACTCACAGAGCTACTCACAGCTAATCTTTATCAGACACTCAAGACAGACCAACAGAGACTTGATAAAATACTCACAGAAGAAAACAAAAATTACTTTCAGTTCTTAAAAGAAAGTCAAGACAAACTAGTAGTTGATGAACCTACTCTAAGTGGCTGTAGAGAAGGTGTTATGGTTCTAAAATCCAATCCGGAAATTAGACAGCTACTACAACTTGACAGGACAGAGGAAGATACTCATCTAGAAGTTTACAGTGAGTTGCTTGTAAATATAGATGTAGATTATCTACCTTATGGTTTTAAGGGAATTATAGATAATCTTGTGATAGATAAAGAATCTAAGACAGTCTTTATTAATGACCTTAAGACAACGGGTAAATCTCTTTTAGAATTCCCGGACTCTGTGCAGTATTACAAGTATTGGTTACAAGCCGTGGTATATGAGAAACTTGTGTTTCATAAATTTCTAAAAGACTTACCTGATCTGGATGAGTGGAAATTGTATTTTACATTTATTGTAATAGACAAATACAACCAAGCTTATCCATTCCAAGTCTCAGGAGAGACAATGACCATGTGGCAACAAGACTTTGATGAAGTAATGGATATGGCAAAGTATCATTATGAAAACAAAGACTTTACACTGCCATATGATTTAATTATGGGTAATGTAAAATTGTAGAAATTATGGTAATTAATGCACTGTATAATAAATACTTTCAAAAGTCCAAGATATTTTTATATCCGCTCTTGGGCATTAAAAGGGGGACAAGTGTAACTCCAGATGAAACATACATCAGCTGGAATGGAAAATATTCTCCCGAGGATTTAAAGTTGGTGTGCATGTATAAAACAAGAAAAGATGATGAGTATAAAAACTTTGAAACTAATGTTTTATTAAAGCACTCAAGATTATATGATTACGTAAAAGTAAATGAAAATAGCAGTGTATTTATATTTGATTTTTCAGATCACAAAGACAATTGGCAAATGTTTATTGAAGGAAAGTTCAGTAAATTTGACAATAAAATTAAAAACAAAATTCTAGATTTCTTTGAGAAGAATAGTGGAAACTATGTATATGTGCATAGCTTTTTGTACCCAAACAAGTGGTATGATAGATATGCAGAGCTGTTGGGTGTTGAGCCAAATTTGCTAAAAGAAGTGGGTGAATTGTGTACTAAAACTGATATTGATAAAGAAAGTTTATTAATTCAGGTGGCAGATTTGGAAAATATAAGAATTCTAGAGTAAATTTGTAATAATTAAAAAACCAAAAAAATGAGTGAAAAATCAATGATGCTAGTTCAATCAAGCTGGCAAGAAAACCAAACCTTTAGACTTATCCCTATCACGGATAACTGTCCTTATGTAGAATGTATCTTTGACCCGGGTACAAAAGTATTTGTTATTATCTCTAAAACTACAAAGCAGAGTTTACACATGCTTCCTAAGTTAGATGATTACGGACAAGTAATTACTGGTTCAAAAGGAACTAAACAAGACAGACATAAGATTGAAGTATTTCAGGAGTTCTATATTGAGAATGCTGAAGCTATCACAGAGATAGTAGAGCACTTTGCAATTAACGCCAAGAAATTTAACTACAAGTCTTTCATGGCTGAAGAAACAAAATCTAAGTAATTTAGGTCACTATGGGGTGGCTTAGGTTGCCCCATTTTTTATACACGGGGAAACAGCTTAACTGAATTATTATGAGGCAACACTATGTAATGGACTATGAAACTTTATGCTCTTGTTTCATAGCAGTCTTTGAGGGGGTAAAATCTGAAGAGCCAATAATCTTTACTATTCATGAAAGCAAGAATGAGATTCTAGAACTGGTAACTTTTCTAGAAAGGAACATTGCATATGATGAATGGCATGTAAGTTTTAATGGTATTGGATTTGATAGCCAAATCACTGAGCACATCTTAAGAAATAAAGAGCAGCTTCTTGAGCAATCTGGTGATACTATTGCTAGATTCATCTATAGAAAAGCACAAGATGTAATTAATAGAAGTAACAATGGTGAGTTCCAGGAGTATTCTCCCAGGGACCTAAGCATCAGACAACTTGATGTATTTAAACTAAACCATTGGGACAACAATGCAAAAAGATCTAGCTTAAAGTGGATACAGTATACTATGGACTGGCACAACATTATTGATATGCCTATCCATCATACTACTGAAGTTACTACAGAACAAATACCTGAGATAATCAGATACTGTATTAATGATGTTAAATCTACTAAGCAGATCATGTTTCTGTGTAAAGATCAAATAGATCTGCGGAGACAACTAACAGATGAGTATGGAATAGATCTATACTCAGCATCTGAACCAAGAATATCTAAAGAGTTGTTTTTATTGTTCCTTAGTAAACAAACTGGAATCAAGAAATATGAGCTCAGACAGATGAGAACTAATAGGTTAAAGATCACAGTCCGTGATATTATACTACCTTATATAGAATTTAAGACAGCTACTTTTCAAAATCTTTTGAAGAAGTTTCAGGATGTGGTTATATATCCGGGTGAAACTAAAGGTGGTTTTAAATATTCTGTAAGGTATAAAGGTGTACAGACAGACTTTGGTCTTGGTGGTGTTCATGGTGCACGATCTACTAAAGTATATGAAGCTAATCAGGAGATGATAATAATGACGTCTGACGTTACTAGTTTCTATCCTAATCTAGCTATTAGAAATAAGTGGGCTCCTGCACATTTACCTAAAGAAGAATTTTGTAATCTGTATGAATGGTTCTTTGAGGAAAGGAAAAAGATTCCTAAGAAAGACCCGAAGAATTATGTGTACAAGATTATTTTGAATTCAACCTATGGTTTATCTAATGATGAGAACAGTTTCTTGTATGACCCAGAGTTTACTATGAGAATCACTATCAATGGTCAGCTTAGTCTTACTATGTTGTATGAGATGATTTGTGAAGAGATTCCAAATGCTTTACCACTTATGCAAAACACAGATGGTTTGGAGACAATGATCCCTAAACAGTATGAAGATAAGTATATGGAAATCTGCAGAAGATGGGAGAAGCTAACCAATCTACAGCTGGAGCATGATAAGTATTCTAAGATTATCCTAGGTGATGTAAATAATTACATTGCTATTACAGAAGATGGTAAATCTAAATGTAAAGGTAGGTTTGAGTTTGCTAATCTTGCTATGCATAAGAACAAAAGTTTTCTTGTAATCCCTAAAGCTATACATGCTTATTTTGTAAATGGCATCAAGCCTGAAGACTTTATTAAATCTAACACAAATATATTTGACTTCTGTGGTGGTGTAAAAATCAAGGGAGACTGGAATTTTTATGAGCACAAGGTGGTTAGTGGGGAGTATTTAATTGAAAAAGTACAACATACTATCAGATATTTTATATCTAACACAGGTAGTAAGGTGATTAAAAAGAACAATACTGACAACAGAGAAATACAAATTGAGGCTGGCAAATGGTTGCAGACTCTAATGATAGACTATGAGGATAAACCTTTTAGTGAATATGATATTAATTATGATTATTATTTGGACAAGATCAATAAGGAGATCCGTGATCTTGAGCCTATTATAACACAACTTAGTTTATTTTAATTATGCCAAAGAAAATTGCTGAATGTACAAAGGCGCACTTAGTTAGTGTGCCTTTACCAAATCATGGTGCTACTTATACTGTAATTAGTCACCAATCTGTAATGGATTATGTATATACTGAGCTTGCTGCTGCAGGCTTTGGAGTTGTTAGTGAGGAGTACAGATGTACTGCTGATGGACAAATTGCTCATGGGATTTACAAGTTAAACTTTAACAATGACCCTGAGCTATCTATGATGTTTGCATGGACAAACAGTTATAACAAACAAGTAAGATTTAAGTGTGGTGTTGGTGGCTATATCAACCTAACGGGTACTACTATGGTATGTGGGGATATGGGAAGCTGGGCCAGAAAACATACTGGTACTGCGGATGAAGAAACAGTTAAAACCATACAAGAGCAAATAGCTAATGCACACATGTATTATAATCAGCTATGTTCTGATAAAGAATCTATGAAAGGTATTACTCTAAACAAGAGAAAACAAGCTCAGCTACTAGGCATCCTATTTGCGGAGTATCAGATTCTTAC